AAGTACAATAACGCTCAACTAGCCGCTCCAAATGCTCAGGGAGTATTTACTAGGGGTTTAGGAATACCTTACTTAGAGGGTATCGCTAAGAACAAATCTACTAATATTTCTTCGGCTTCAGGTATGGGATCTTTCTATAAGCTTCCCGATACGAAGGAGTATAGAGAGTTAACTTATGGTAAAGAAGGTTTTACTGTAGAGTTCTGGGCACATATTCCAGACCTAACAAGTTCTTCTTCTTGGACCGATGGTGACTTATCCTCCCTTACTAGATGTGTGTTAGCTTGTGAGAACGTTGGATCAGCCTCAGGCGTAAATGCTCTTGATAACTTCGGTGATTTACGGGATTTAGATTACCTTGAAGCTGACAGAGGAGAACAATTTGTCAGAGGTTTAGTTATTGGATTTACAAGGGATAGGAGGATTACTCAAGATTTAGGATTCAGTAATAGTAACTCCGATAATAATGTAAATCAAGCAAGATTCTTTATTGCACCTACACAATCAAGAGACTTATCAAGTGCTTCTTGGATTAACAGCAGCGATTGCCTACAAGGAACAACGTACTTTGGACACTCAACGGCACTAACTTCAACCTCAACTGGAGGGAAAACCTTCTCTGATGTTAATGATGAGTTCGTTATGTGTACCGTTACAGTAGATCCTATCAATAATACCACAACATTGTATGCTGATGGAGAGTTAGTATCACAATCATCTGTTACTGCTAGTTTTGGAACTTCAGTTAAAGAGCCTATAAACTTGCCTACACGACACAAGGCTAACAGTTTTGAGTACTCTGAATCTACTACAGATGCTCCGACTACCTTACATGGTGGACCTAAGCTAAACAACTTCTATACTCCTTGGATTGTTGGTGGTGGGTACACAGATGGAATGGCAAACTACAATAACTTCCTAGGAGGTAATCGAGGTGGAAATAATAGTGCACTAAACGGACATATTGGCAGCATGAGATTCTACTCTAGACCTATCTCTAGTGGTGAAGTTTTAGCTAACTACAAAACACAGCAAGGGTTCTTCAAGAATATTGATTTAGACGATACTCTAACCTTAACCGCTAATATTAGAGATCAGTATTATGGACCACCCAACGAGCAGAATACCACAGCACACCTGTTTGATCTGTATGAAGCAAAGACTAAATTAGTTGGGGGTAACCCAACATTTGTCTACCTTCATCCTGGGGGAGGAACTGGGGGCAGTAGAGAAACTTTAAACAAGTATAGAATTAAGTCTATGATTGATCACGATATCAATGTAGTTACTATAAGCTACAGACTTCTAAACTCTACTGGAGAGTTAGGTGACTTTGATACCTTTCCCGTTAAGTACCCTTGGTTAATTGCTGGAGAAGGGTTTGGGTCTACAAATGATTCTAGTGGAGCTTTACTTCCTACTCCCGAAGCTGGAACTACTAAACCTCCACTTACTCTTAGCGGGGGACCAGAGACTACAAACTTCCTTACAAGCTGGCATGACGGAGCTAGGATAGTCCAACACTTAAAGTACTATGCATCTAAGTACAATATTGATCCTGATAAAATTATTTTGGGTGGAGGATCCTTCGGAGCAGTAGTAGCTAATTGGATTACTTGGGCTCCCGACTTATCAGCCACACCAGCACAAACTAACGACCCTGTTCTTTGGGAGTCTACTAAGGTATATGCTGGAGCATTTGAGAGTACTGCTTTCGATTTAGAGAGCTACCAACAGTCGGAACAGTTCATTGGAATAAACAGTAACGGAAACGGACATGCTGCGGGTAAGACCATTTATGATATGTCAGGGTCAGTTTATGTTCCAACTGGATCTCCTGTAGCCAATAGAGTAGCAGTACAAACTTCATCCTCAGAGTTCGCCACAGGGTTTAAGAGTTCTGGTCTAGATGCTTTAGAACCAGGAACAAAGTACACTCTAGGGACTCTAATGAATAATAGGGGAGGTGGGTTCGCGGGAGTTCCTACTACTTGGGAAACTTACGATAGCTCGGCAAACTTCTCTGATTGGAGTGGACTCCCTGGACTGAGACAGCATTACGAGCAGCAGAATATGCCTTGGTCTACAAGAGTATGGTGGAGTGGGGACAGTCACTCTGTATCAGCGGGAGATTTAGGAGATTCTACTTATGGTGTTGACCACTTAGCGTTCGGTAAACTAGAAAACTCTGGAATACCTGTATTTTATAACAGTCAGTATACTTCAACTTCGTCGGTAAATGCAGACGCTGCTGCGGATTGGAAAGTTATTCTAAGCGATGCCGCTCTGGCGGTTCTTTCTGGAACAGGAATTGATGTGATCACCACAGTACCTGTAAGTTCAACAGTAGGTGACGCTATTGGCCTAGGTGCTACTCTAGACACGTACTTAGCAAACCCAAATCTTAGTGCTTTGATGTCCGTAAGTGGATTTGGCTGGCCCTCACCTAATTCTGGAACATATAACGAGTGGGATGTTGAAAGAATTAACGATGAGCTAAAGGGCTCTGCTGGAGGTAGAGTTCTAAATCCTAGGATTAATATTGACCTTAGTGGTATAGGACCTGTTATGTACCAAGAGACTTCTTCTGTTGGAAATGGTGGAATGTGGGTGAACAAACCGTTTACTAGTGATGTGCATGATCCAATGTTCGGTGTAAGTTCTGTAGCTAAACTAAAGGCTAAGTACTCAACAGGAGTACACAGTACTCTAACATCGTCTGTCCACTATGCTCCTGACACTTATCTAGTCCCAGGAGCAGTAGGTTTACTAGAGGCTAAGTGGGCTACCTACCCAACTAATAGTTTGGGAGGTACAGATGTGACCTTTGCTAACTTAATATATAACGAGTATACTTCTTGGATGGTAAAGGTATTATCTCAAGATATAGATCACTATGTTAAGTACGTAGATACGATACCTGTCATAGTTGAAGGTTCAGATAAAGTAGTAAGATGACACTATATAAGGTAGAAGTTTAAGAATGGCTATAAATCAAACACAGACAGTGTATGGGGTAGCACCTACACAAAAGGTATCAGTTAACGCAAAGTCTAAGAAGGACAGGTTTGTGGGACTTAACTTCCCTTTAGGCTCAAAAATAGAAGTAGGGGGTATATTTGCAGGAACTACTGACGAAACTACAGTAAGATCCTCCATTAAACAGTTAATGCAGACCGAAAGAGGGGAAAGGGTAATGCTTCCTGAGTTTGGAACTAATCTTAGACGATTCTTATTCCAACCCTTAGACGAGGTTACCTTTGAATTAATAAAGGAAGAAGTCTCCTCTTCATTTAACAGATATATTATAGGTGCTACGTTAGAAAAGCTCTCTGTGTTCTCTTTAGGAGACGTTGGACCTAGTGGGGGAAACTCCTTGAAAGTTATTCTATTATTTAGTTTAGATCAGGAAGACAGCATCCTTTCAGAGGTAGAGGTTAAGATAATTTAATGAAATTTACAACAAATATAAGCTCAGATTTTAAGAAACTGGCTAAAATGCCAGAGAAAGGAAAGAGATCCTTAGTCAACTTCGCAGCTACAGATTTTGATACGCTAAAAGCGGAATTGATTAGCTATATTAAAGCAGTGTACCCTACAGAGTACAACTACTTTGCAGAATCCGATATAGGTGTAATGCTTTTAGAGCTTGTAGCTTATATGGGTTCTATAAACTCTATGAAAGTAGACATGCTTGCCAATGAGAACTTTCTAGCGACTGCAACACAACGAAAGAGTATTACAAAATTATTAGACCTCGTAGGTGTTAGGCTCAGGGGACCTGTTTCCGCAGCAGCAGACGTAGTAGCTACTTTCAGTGCATCCTCAACAGAGTATAATATCCCTGCTGCTAACAGAGTATTCACCGCAGTTTCTCCCGAGGATGGGGGAACCTTAAACTTCACGTTGTATAAGGTAGTAAATGGAAAAGTTGATACCGCTAACGTAGACGGATCTTTAGTCCTCTATGATATTGAGGCTGATGCGTCTGTGGACTCTCTAAACCCTGTGGGATTTAGTAACCTTGTTGTACAGGAGGGAGCCTTCGTAACAGACTCAGGCTCTTTTGCTAGTACTGAAGGTTTGAAGAGTATTGCATTAGGTAGTGGTCCTGTCGTTGATGGAAGTATTCAAGTATTTATGACATCTGAAGACTCAACAGTTGGTGGATCTTACTCGGAAGTTCATAACTTATTTCAAGCATCTGGCACTACGGATAAGATATTCGAGGTAAGTTATGACTCAGACTTCAATGCTACAGTAGTATTTGGGGATGGAACAGCAGGAGTATCTCCTGGAATTTCTGATACATACTTTGTTAGTTACAGGATTGGTGGTGGAAACAGAGGAAACCTACTACCAGAGTCTATAACTGGAACCTTAACTGCTAACGAGGCTACAGCTACTATAAGAAATCCCACCCCAGCTACAGGTGGAGCTAATGCGGAGACAACAGATCACGCGAAACGATGGGGTCCTCTAACTTTCGCACGACAAGATAGAGTTGTTACCTTAGAGGATTATGTTGTGTTTGCAAACAACCATGTAAGTGATTTTGGAACAGTTGGTAAAGCTACGGCAACCACAAGGAAGGCTCACTCTTCTGCTAATATTATTGATCTGTATATCCTAGAGAAAGCTTCGGACAATCAGTTGCAGAAAGCAGTACCCAACTTTAAAATTAGTCTTCTTAATGCTCTTAGTATAAAGAAGATGGTTACAGATGAAGTTGTAGTCTCTGACGGTCTTATTAGAACTCTTGATTTGGTAGTTACTATTAAGATTGATAAGCTCTTAGAGCCTCAAGAATCAACTGTTATGGCTAAGGTTAGAGACAAGATAGTAACATTCTTCAATATAGATAACCAAGATATGGGAGATAGCCTTAATTTATCTGACCTAAACAGGACTATATTTGAGGTCCCTGAGGTTAGATTTTCTAATATTGATAATCTAACTAGCGATGTACCAGTACTGTTTAATGAGATTATACAGTTGAATAACTTAACTATTAGAGCCGATTACTTAGCGTAAATCAACATACTAATAACATGAGCAAGTATACTCCTAACCCTAGAACCTACACAAAGCGAAACTACGTTGAAGCTGTAGAGATCATTACGCCTAATACTTACTTGCAAGAGGATTTAGATCTTAGTGGAAAAGAGTTAAACCCTGTATCTCAGATAATAAACTCTCACACAGCTATTGCAAATACTCTTAGTACCTATCTAGACATATCAGCTATAGCTAACACGCACACCTCCGCTATCGGAACAATAGGTGGAGTTTCTAAGTATTTTGTAAAGCAGAACAACCTAACTAAAGTAAGTACAGAAACTTTAAACAACAAGCTACTAATCCCACTTGGGTATGAAACTTCAGACTACACAACTAGTGCAGACTTTAATACTTTTCTATCTGGAACTTTCCTTCCTATGGTGCAGAATGAACCAACGTCTCTAGAGGCGAACATCTCTGTCCTAAGTGCATACACCAGTAACTCGGATGCTAGCTCAGTACACAACTATCTAATTGAAAACCTTGGGTGGTTTTATTTCCTGAATACTTCAGCAGACGGTAGCCTCGCTTACAGCCCCTCGTCTTTTCTATTAGATAGTTTTAATACACTTTATAAAGGTCAAAGTCTAGACCTTGTTGATGGCATGAAAGGTGTCACTAACTATATTTGGAGGAACCTAGCAACCTGTTCCACATTTATTGATATCCCATCTGACTATTTATCAGGTACTGCAACGTACACAAGTGGTACTCAGCAGTTAGAGAAGCTGGAAACGATGCTAGACATTATTTACTCTCCTTTAGGTATAGATGACACTGATTTCGCTGTTAAGAGCGCGTTAGATGACTTCATGGATGCGGGAGTCATACTAGACGATTACATCTCTAAAGGACCACACAGGAAGCTAAACACTGCCTTAGGTTACGCTTTTGCGGATAGAGCGGGTGAGTCGGAGAGGATTGGCCTCTTATACGATATCCAGAACGCTCCATTGGATTTACTGCCTCATATGGCAAAACTTATTGGGTGGGATCTCCTAGGACCTGAAAGTGAAAAGTGGAGACAACAGCTAAGATCTGCTGTAGAAGTTTATAAGAGTAAGGGAACCAAGAAAGCTATTCAACAAACCATCGACATGGTTCTATCTAACTCTGAACTAGATGTATCTGGTAATGTAGTAGAGCTATGGGAATCATATGTTCCTCACTTAATATGGTACGCACTTGGAACAGAATCTGTACACTTAGAAAGTCTTTCAACCTGGACCCTAGATCTTGCTAGTAAATCGGGAGTTAATAATTACGATTACTTCAGCCTAGAGAAGAACATTAAAATAGTAGTAGATTATATTCTACTTGATATGTACAGAGCTTACCCTAATACGTTCTCATTTGCTGAGGGTGTATTCCCTGTAAGCAGATTTTACGTATCAGACAATTTCGGGGAGCCAGCAGATTTTTATGCAGTCGGACACGATCCTGAAGCCAAAGATTATATTTATATCTCTGAAGAATCAGATGAGTATGATATTTCTAGGAATGATGCTAAGAAGTCTGGAAAGATTTCTGCGTGGAAAGCGTCTAAGGCGTTAGGACCCCTCGGCTACGGCATATATATGACTGGTTCTAAGTATTCTCTAAGTAGTGAATACCTAATCCATAAAGGAGATCCATTCTTTGTCTTCAACTTTAGAGGACATAACAACTTCCCCATTCCTCCTTTTGAGGAACTTAAGTACTATGAAGAGTGGAGACTAAACAAGCAGCTTCTAGATTACCTAGAGGACAGGCTCAAGTGCTTTGGTGTATCAGAAACCTTTGCATCACAAGTTGCTTCTTATATTGAAGGAGCTTCCCTGACTTCGGATTCAAACCTACAGTCTCTAAACTCGACCCTCTTATTATTTGACAGTCCCCAAAACGCCCCTAACTTCAATACTGTCATAACCAACACTAGTACTTATCAGAAGAACCTACTAGATTTATGGTGTGGTAAGTCATCCCATATTTTCCTAGACTTTGAAAGTTCTGATTTTGATTTCACTTCTACTAATCTTGATGGAACAGGAAAGTACGGACTCCAAAACCTGTCTAATGTAGTAAAGAAATTCGCTCCTGCTCACGCTATTCCTAAGGTTAACCTTAATGCTAGTTCTACCGACTCTCTTACTCTGTCAAGTGTAAACTTTGAATTCTTAGATTTAAAGAAGGATGATAATACAGGGGGTTACAATGTTGAATCCGTACTCGGAAATGGTGTGGTTTCTGGAGTTAACGTCCGTAACTTAGCTGGAGGAAATAAATTTAAAAGGTTTTCTGAAGGATCAAAGGTTAGCAACGTTGATCATATGGGAACTTTAGAGCCTGGAGCTAACTTCATATCCCCCTCACCTACTGCAACCTTAGCAGATTACTGGTCAGGTCAATTTGGGAGAAGTTCTCTAAGAAGAAGGAACTACAAGTTTACTCTACCTAAAGAAGGGTACTACGATAGAACGGGATTCAACGGTCCTGTATCTTGGGATCCAAGTGCTTTAGAGAACTCTACCTTATCCTCACAAGGAGAACTAGTACTAGGGTTCATTCCATCCTCACAATCGTTTTCACCAGTTGTTGATGGTCAGGCTTCTGGAATTTGGCATAGCTGCGAGAACTTAGATTCTAACTCAACGTTCCACGGGGTTGATACTAGTAACACGTTTCCTTATAGAGGACTAAGCTCTTTAGGTTCTAATTACTTTTCTACTTCTGCACATGCTTGGTATGTTGATAGAGGACAATCCCCTGGAATTTATGGGGTCATGCATAAGGCATTAGAGGAGAAGGCTAGACATAATGCTGAGGATCTTCTTGATGGACAGGAAGTGAAAGTTTCTACTTATTTAGCTAACGAGAAAGATAATATATTTATAGATTCTTTAAATCTAAGTGGAGAATCCTGGCTTCATGGGGCCAATAGTGTGGTAACCCTTGGAGATTCTTTAGCCCCTGATGGTACTCAAACGGGAGACTTATTAGCGGTTACAACTCCTGTAGGCTCGACGGATTTTATTCGTGAGTTTTTTATGTCTGGAGCTTCTTATGCTGAGCTTCTTGAAGTTTCTGATGATGATTACTATACGGTTAGGACCTTATTGGCCGTTGGGGAAGGTCCTTATTATACCAAACCTATTGTTGTTAAGGCATCAATTACAGGAGGATCTGAGATACCAACAGAAACTATACAAGTATCATGTACTCTTCATGATGGTGTTATGGTTATACAGCCTCCAAATACAGACGAACACTCGTCTAGCACCCCCATAGGGGGTGACCCAAATGGACAAGAGGGTTTACCTCCTTATTTCGGAGATTCTGCTGTTTCTTTTCTTCCAGTTAATGACTCTTGGTATGAGCTAAGGTTTAGGTTAAAGAGATTATCTCTAGCTCAAGTTATGACATTTGATATTTCATTTGGAGATGATACATCTGATCCTTTTACCTTAGCTAGAAGTGTTAGGATCTGGGGAACTCAGTTTGTTAAAGGTGAGCATGTAGCGGAGTTTAAAGATACTCCTCTTGGTGAGGACCTTAGTTATAAGGACGTTATAACTAGCTACGCAAACTCAGCTATTGCTAGCGGATTACTATTGGATACATTTGATGCGTATCAAAACTTTGCGTTCGGATCTGATCTACACAAAGTATTTAACAAGTACACATCATTCTATAATACACATGGCTTAGGTAAGAACTCTGTGGACACTAATGGGTTCAGTATTCTAGCACATACTTACGGAAAGGGATTGCATAATATAGACTTCCAGCTTGACGGGTCTGCTGCGACTACAAGCGAAGGCACTTATAGGACAACGGAGCTAAGTAGTGCCATACCTATATCTTATGGTGCGGGGTCAGGTGTGTTCTCTGTTTGTGCCGTTGAGCAGTACGGTCCAGGATATGCCTCTGGAACTTATATTGCTAGCTCAAACGGAGATTCTGTTGTTCCTCTAGGGGGAACATTTGTACAAGGGTCTGCTAACCATGCCGAGTTTAGAAACCCTCATATTCTTAGTGGAATTGAATTTGTGAATACTTCAGGTTCTTCTGAGGATAACGCTTTCTATTTATATGATGTACCCCCTGTATCACAGAATAATGCTAAGAATCAGTATTATATGGGGAACCCTATGATAAAGTGTAAATCTAAAACAGGATTTCCTAGACTTAGATTTGATTTATCCGCTTATGGTACAAGGAATCATCTAATTGAAAACCACAGATTTAACTTATCTGTAAAAGCTTTAGTTGGTAATGAAAACGAATCTACCGTAGGAAACGGTTTAATGGGTGTTTGGATTCATACAAAATCGGAAGGGGGGAAACTATGGTCATGGGCTCCTAAAACACCCTTCACAGAGTACGTCCCTACTTACGAAGGGGGTGTTGCTCCTGGTACAGAGGTAGATAAGCCTACGTTACCCAACCAGATTCCTGGAGGAAGTTGGGTTCTTACTGATGAGAGTGACCTAAGCAAGGAGTTAGTTATGAACTCCCTCTCATTTAAGCATCAATTCCACCCAAACCCCTTAGAATACTCTAAGTTTGACGAGGTTACTTGCTTAGGTAATAAGGATACGATCACTCAGAACTTAAAAGATAACAAAGCAGTTATTAAAAACTTTAACGATTCTAGCTTCTCAATCGCTAATTTTGAGTTCGACACAAGAAATGAGACTGACTATAATAACTCTGAGTACTTGAAAGTCATTCCCGTACCAGAGGAGTTTTATAATATATCGGAGCTTGTACATGGACCCGATACTAATTATATTATAGAAATCTTCTTCTTAAACTCAAACGAAACATCTAAGTTTTTACTTATTGACGATATAACCTTTACCGATGTTACTTTAAACGAGATGGCAAGCATCCCTACAGGATATAATGCCTATGAGTCTAATAACCCTATGATACGAGAAGCAAACCAGAAAAGATACAAACTGTCTCCTGAAGAGCTACGAGAGGTTTTAAAGTATTTCTCTGGTCTTGCAGGGTTTGGAACAGGCGTATACTCTACAAATTTAGCTTCTAGGGATGCGACACAAACATCAGGTACTTTAGACGTTAGTGGTGGAAGTAGGATTTCTTATAGAGATTCTCCTATAGTAGAAAGTCTTGCTGCTGCTGCTGGAGCGGGGAAGTTCAACCTTACTAACCTAGCTATAAATGAAGTAGGAGTGGAGAACTAATGAGAGGCGTAGTAGAAATTTACAAACAGGGGAAGTTAGTTCATTCTGAAGATAATCTCATTGTTGACGGAGCTTCTGAGTTATTAGCTGATATTTTCACAGTATCTCCTACTTATGCTACTATACCTTCGGCTTCAAGTCTATTAGATACGTCTAACTACACTATCCAAGCTATCTCTTTTGGGAAAGGAAATAATGCATATGGAAGGAATGCCCATTACTATACTGATGTAAAAGATACATTTATAAACTCCTTAGGTCAACTGTGTATTGTAACATCATCAAACCCCGTCTTATCGGGAGTGGCTCAGCTAGCCACAAGTGCATATACTCCAGATATAGACCTCCCCGAATACCCTAGCCCAACGGACATCCTCTTAGGGACCGCATCTAAGGTTACAGGCGTAACGAGTGGCCTAGAGACTTATACAGTTCTAGCTGGGCAGAATGTTAACTACTTATCAGTTAATAATACCTCAGGGCTGTATAGTAATAGTTCCGCACTATCGGAGCAACTATTAGGAGTAACTACATCATCCAACTCTATAGGATCTATATTAGGATGCTACCCAGATAGTAGTGCTAACGGAGGCTCTAACTTCTACATGTTTAGTTCCGTGGACGGATCAGCTAATACAGATTTAGCTAATTTAACCTTCTCAGGAACACTAAGCGGAGGCTTTAATTCAGCCAGTAGTATGGACCATCTAGGATTTGTTAATATGATTATGTCTAGTGTCCAAGATTCTACCTACTCCTTATCAAGTAGTTATAGTGGATTAACGATAAGCGCAGGATCTGATTTTTCAAGTACAGGAGAAGTTCTATACGAAGTTATGATAGCTTCGGGGGATGCAAGAGGGTCGAACCTTTATGGGGGAATATCCACAATGGGCCTGTGGTCTATAGATGGAAAGTCTTCTATGGTAGCAGGTAATAGTCCACCTTTTACGTTCAACACTCTAAATACTAATAGAACTTATAAACTGTTCTCAAGGAAAGTAT